TTTTCATTCTTCAATGTCAAAATGCCATTTAATTTCTTTGATGTAGTCAAAAGTATCTGCCATGTATGTTCTATCATCTATATCGTACTTCCTATTAGTCAAAAATCTTCTCAACTCATCTATAGAGTTAAAAGATCCTTGATGCATATGATTTTCGTTATAGAGATGAAACCTCATTGTTCAGATTCTTGTTTCTTTCTCCCAATATTATACTTGGATTCTAGAGACCATTCATTTTTTTCTTTAAAACTTAACACTTTGATTTGATTCAGTGGTGCTAGGTCCTCTATCTTTTCTTTACCTTGTTCTGTAATTGATACCAATCCCCAATCTATTAATAGTTGTACTATTCTATTTCTTCTTTGCAAATCATTACTGGATAAGTTTGTGTTCTTTCCATCAAGGGCAAATAATTCCTTAAAATGCACAATGTAATATCTTCCCTGTTTGTGTAGAATGTGACAGGATTGATAAATCTTTTTTTCTTTACGAGATGCTACACCTATTCTAGTCAGAGTTTCTCTTACCTTTAAGAAGTCATCTGGTTCACCTAGAGTCACCTCTACCATATCTGTTTGTTTCCATCTTATATCAGTGTCACCGTTCATGTTTACCACCTTTGCTCAATGATTTTTGTATACAATCTAGTTGATTCTTGGTGAGAATTCTGAGTGCCTGTAGAGATTTATCGTCATTATAACCATAATACTCTTTAACTATATCAAGATAATCAATAGAATCTTTTCTAGACCAAGGAGAGAATCTCTTTCTTGGTTTCACACTATTTATGTAAAAATCATACTGCATCTTGTTTGGTATATGAGAATTCTTATTCATCTCATTGGCAAACAATACAGTGTCAGTAAAGGAACTTAGACACCTGTTAACAATATAGGCAGGATATTTTTTCTCCGCATCAGTATCATTATCAAGTATATTTTTCTTGGATTGATTGATACTGTACAGATAGTCTTTCAGTTGGTACATTATTCCAATGTCGGATTACTCCGCTAATAATAAAACAGTTAGTGATAAGATAAGTGACAAATATAATAGTTCTGACAACCACAATATAGTTGTCGTAATCTTTAGTTTTTTCATCTGAAAAAGATCCTAATGAGAATTTCCATATGTCCCATAATTTACTTATCATGATGGTGTTGTGGATAGTCTTGTTCTTGTGCTTTCTGTGACATTACTGGTCTTGCTCCACCACCTTCATGACCATGTGCAATGCCTAACTCATGCATTCTAGCATGTTCTTTAATTTCGTCTTTAAGATCTTTTCCTCCTGCACCAAATGTCATGTACACTCCATATCCCATCAATACAAAAACTGCAAATGCTATGAAAACTGCAAATGCAGCACCACCTTGTAAGTGAGCATGTGGTATAAGTGTTTCCATACACTTAGCAATTTTTTCTGGATCATCCCATGTGCCAGGCAAATGATACACTGGTGGGCATGCTGCTAATAAATTAATCATGATATCCAAGTAGGTTTACGAGATGGGTCACGCAGATAATTAGTTGCGACCCAAGGTTTAGATGCAATATATTTTTTGTAGGCAGTAAAAATGTCAATAGTTTTATCATACTTGAACTCATCAGGACCTGCAAAGGTAAATGATGATGGTGTATGTTGATAAGCAAAGGGTACGATGCTTTGTGCCTCTTCTATTGTCTTCTGACAACTGTGCACCTTGTTATATCTATGAGTATATTCTTGACATAATCCTATACCGTGAGCAATTAACCACCATGTATTGATGAGTGATTGATTTGCCCAGATAGTACAAGGGTGATTACGAAATGCACCTTTCTCTGTCTTGTATGGTTGTCCGTCAAGACGATGTAGTTCGCCATAGTTGTGACCCCATTTGTCAGAGCAAACAATAGAAAGCATTTGACATGTTTCTAGTGGCATCTTGACAATGTGCTTGTCAGGTAAAACCTGAGCAGACACGGTTGGTGAGGGATCGGTGACAAATATGTTCATTCTGATGCTCTCCACTGCTTTCTCATTTTAACATATGTTTCAGACTTGGCAACTATGTCACGAACTTTCTTAAATATTTGTGCAGACTTAGCGTACTTACAATGGGCATGATCTTTCTCTTGGGGTCTTACATTTCCTTCGGCATCATATTTCTTGCCTGTATGATGATTGGCATAACGTCTTGAACGAGTAAAACCCATCTCTAAAAATTTACGACACATATCCATACCGATGAAATCTTTTTCATCACGGTAGTCAAGATACATACCGAAGATATGGTTAGAAGATTCTACTGCAATCTCTGGAGTCTTAAATCTCCAATGAGCACATATATCGTTAGTATAAGGGCGTACCAGTAACACTCCTTGTTCGCCCCTTCCAATGCGATAAAGTTTGCGGTTCTCTTCAAGTGAAAAGTCAATGCTTTTGTAATCGAGATCATAATCAAATTCTTTCATAATCAATGAATTGGTATTCAGTAAACTTATAAGTTCCACGATAGTTGGGAAAGATCTCTCTGAGTTTCCTTACGACTGCAAGTCTACGTTCAAAGCGATTTAGTCTTTCTACCTCACTAATGTGTTTTCTTAATATAGTCTTCATGTGTTTTGTTAAAAATAACAATGCGTCCACTCTCTATAATGAATTCTAGTTCATCGGTGTGATCCCACATTAGTTCTTCGTATAATGTATTAAGACGACGCATATCGTCCCACAAGTCATTAGGCATTAGCGATTCATTTTGGTTTCTATGTTTTCTTTAATGCTACCCATGTCAGAGTAAGAAGCATTCATACCTGACATGTTACCAGAATATCGGTCTGTGTGCATTACCTCATCAAAACCAGACCTTTCTAAAATTTTTCCTTTGATTTCCAGTTGCTTCTTTTCTTTTTGTATACGTCTTAAAAACGCATAGTATATAATTTGTGTAAAGTATGCAAAAGGATTCTTTGATTTCTCAGGATCAAAGTTGTCTATGTACTGTAAACAATTTTCTATGCCATCACAAATCATGTCCTCTCTAAACATATAGTTTACAAAGTTTGGTTTGTATGACAGGTGTGTTGCGATCTTTAGAAAACAAGATCCTAGGTAATTAGTTACTCTAGGACGAGCTTCACCCGCTTCCTCTGCAGCATGAACTTTCTGACGATAAACGGTGATCGCAGCGAGAAACTCTTTATTGTTTACGTAGTATTCAGTTTTTTTTCTTTTCATTACTGCGGATGGCATGGTTGTTTTGTACCATATTCATGCACTTAGTATAGCAAATGAAACAGATTTTGTAAAGGTACTTGACAAACTGTTATTTTACCAGTACACTAACCGTGTAGCGGGTTTAAGGTTGATATTAACTCTTCTTGAATATATCTTCTAGAGACTTCTTCATCTTAGTCACTGACCCGATATACCCTGACTTCCTAGGCAGTTTATCTGCTGTGTTTGCTAGGGTCTTACTGTTTCTCATTCTCTCTAATGATTTCTCATAGAAATCTTGAACAGAAGCATCCAATTCAGACATTGTAACAATATGTTCACGTTTCAAAACATATAGATCTTCAAAGGTAGCACTTATCCACTCCTTGAAATGAAAACCAGATATCTCTAGTAGACCCTTTCGTGTTTTTGCCACTTCGACAACGAGAGGGTTTTCTAGTAGCACTGTGTCTTCCTCTTCAAGGTAGATAACTTTTGCTACTACCTCTTCACCTGTTACAATTTTAATTGTTGAATAGAATTCTTCGTCTTTCATATTAATTTGCTCTAAGGTTTATTCGTATGACCTCATACTTAAAATTTTCATCATTGTATATGTTCACACGTTCGTTCAAATGTTTTAGTGTATAATTTTGACCGCCGATGTCGTCAGCAATATCGTATAAGGTTGCAATATCTTTACCTTCTCCTTTCCTGAGCACACGACCTATTGATTGTAAGTTACGTATGCGAGACTTAGAAGGAGATGCAAAAATAATATTATGTAGTCTCTTTATATTAATGCCAGTAGAGAAAGTTCCGTATGATGCTATGATGATAGCATTGTTTTCAGTCTCGGTAATCTGTCTTACCTCTTCTCTATCCTCTACATCAGTTCCTCCGTGCACGAAAAATACTTTACGTGCGGAGTCCACAGTATTATTTATTAGTTCGTAAAGTGGATCTCCGTGCTTCTCTACGTAGTTAAATAGTACTAGAGTGTTACCATCTATATCTTTAACTAAGTTTTTGATGAGGTTATTTCTACCCTTGTGCTGTACTAAGTATTCCATTTCATCATGATATGTGTCGAAATGCTGAGGAGCATGTTTACAAAGTAGGACTTTTATTCTAAACTTAGAGAGATAACCTTCTTTTATTA